TGCCGTAGGCTTTGCCTGCGTCCCCGATCTCGGAGCTGCGTCCGTTACTCTCGACTTGTATGAGTGCCTGTATGGCACGATCTAGGGTCTCCCCCGTGCCCGTGAGGCTAGTGCCCACGAGCAGGAGAATCCCAGCCATCAGTGCCCTCAAAGTATGTCCCCTTCATTTGACAGGTAGCCTGTCTCGACTAGGTCACGTGCAGTGCGCTGGTAGTACCCCTGCAGGCTGTTGATGGTACCCGTGCTGATCAGTGCCCCGAAAAGCTTGAGGGTATCGTAGGAGTTCAGCTCGCCCATCTCGAAATCGGTGAGTAAGCTGACTAGGTCTTGGGTGTCTGTTTGTGTGCTCATAATTTTGCTTGACGTTATTATTGTGGTTATTAGAATTAAGAATGTATTCCTTAAGGAGCCTCCCCCAGAATGGGGGAAGAGTAAAGGAAAAAGGGAATCCTTAAGGAGTACGTCCAAGGATAAAAAAGGCGGCTGCCTTACGGATGATCTTGATGGCTTCGACTGCGTCGATGAATCCATTTTGGAGGAGGGTGTCGACCTCTTTGCAGACTGCCCCAAGGTCGAACATATCTAGGTAGTCATCGTGCTTACGATGCGTGATCGTAACGTGCTCCCCCTCCTGCCCTGTAGGCTCGTTAAAGGTCACGTCGAATAGTTCTGTTTTGTATTTGTTCATAGGTTGTTTCTCGGTATTGGTTATCGTGTGAAGGCGACAGAGCAACTGATTGCTCCCTGTACGCCCATGTAAAGAACTACGCTGTCCGTAGTCCCGTGCTGCTTAGCTCGCAGCTCTGTGCAGCCGCCGTAGCGACTGCGGTTAACTGTTAGTCCCTTGCCCTCGGCTCGCAGTATGCGAGCGTAAAGGAGGAAGTTTCTGATGGCTGTTTTATTGGTCATGTTTTTCTAGGTGAATCATTACGATGTGATAGATGTCACTGAAGAGGTCTTGTGCATCTTCTGTCAATCCCTCTGAGCCGTCAGCACGATCTTCCCAGACCATGTGTTTGCCCATCTGGAGTTCGACGAGTTCTTCTGCCATGTTGCAGGCGGTATGTATGTTTTGTGAGTTAGTGTCCATAGTTTATAGGTGGTCGAAGTGATTGTGTGCATCACGATAGCAAAGTTCTGCACTGGGATGCTCCTGTGCTGCTTCCTCTGCGGTTTCGTACATATCTAGGAACTGCTTGAGTGTTTGCCCCGCTAGTACGGATGATTGTGGATACTCACCAAACTCATAGACTGAGTAGGTGCCGTATTGGTTTTGCTCGATTGTTATTTCCTTAGTCATAGTTGTGGTGGTTGGTTGTTAATTGTAAGCGGAATGCTTATGCCCCGAAAGCCCCTCAGCGGATGGCTGAGAGGCTGTTGATAACTAGGGCTTGATGTAAGGGTGGTTCGCTAGTGGAATCAATTTGATGCCATCGCTGTAGGACTCGTGCCTGTCTAAAACCTGCACTGTGTATTCCCTGCCCTCAACAATGACGTGGTCGCCGCTGTTGATTAGTGTGGCATCCCTGTATGCTTCGGCTGCCCTTCTGTGGTCATCCGCCTTGCCTTCGTAGTCAGCGGTCAGACAAGCACCGCTTGCAGTGACCCAAGCTAATGGGTGTCCGAACCCTATTGAACGCTTCAGAGCCTCCTCTGGGGTCTCGGAGCCGCTCTGGCTATATCCTTCGACTGAACCGACTGTAAAGATGGTCTCATAGCGGTCGCTTGAGGTTTTTACTTGGTCGTTATCATTTAGTGTAATGCTCATAGTATGTATATATATGTGGTTAGTTGTAAGCAGTATGCTTATACCCGAAAAGCCCCCTAGACGATGTCTAGGAGGCTGTGGTGTTGTTGCAGTGTCGGTCTGTATTCGCCATGTGGCGGCTGTCTATGCTGGGAGGATCCTTAGCCCTTCGTCATTGCGGTGCAGCTCCGAGTTGTGTGTCCGCATCGGTCGGCGGTGGCTTGCGCTGGTATCATAAGAGGCTCTCGGTCGGGGAACGACCAGCCAAGAGCCGTGAGGCACTTCTGAGGCTGGCGACCCCCCTCGGGGATGGCTCGGATGACTGGAAAAGAACGGTACTACATGACCTATAATGTGCATAGATCGTGCACTGTCAACTCGATTCGGAATTATTTTACCTATATATGCATCTTTTTTTCGGGCTGCTGTCGACCTCTACCTGCGCTGCGCTGCGCTTGCACCTTTTCCACCCTGCGCTGCACCTTCCTAACGCATATGATTAGCTTCCTAACGTGGTCATAGCCTAGCCAAAAAACTAGTGAACATATATATAGCGAAATCCGCTGAAGGCATTTTTGGAGCGTCCGAGGGTCAGCATACCCGTAGCCAAGTCGGAAGCCGTACAGAGCCTCTCAGGTGCCCTGTAGGCACCCCCTTTTAAGTAGATGCGCTAATACTGAAAAGCAGCAGACAGCTGCGCTTATCACAGAATACTGACATAAGACTTCCTTATCCTATTTCCATATCCCCATTACTATTACCTGCACTCCTTAAGGAGTACAAGAGTCCCTAGCATCAGCTGTACTTATGTAGGTAGAGGAGAGGAGAGGAGAATAGGTGGACTTATGCTGGTGATCCTTTCACCTTCCAAAGAAGAAAAACTTACCTCATACCCGTGAAGCCCCACTGCATTAGCTGTCCTTATGCTGGAGCCTGCCGTGCCTTGGTATTAGCTGGGCTTATGGGAGCTGGGTTGCGGACTTGATATTAGCTGCGCTTATACTGGGATCCTGCGGTGCCTTGCCGTGCCCGATGAAGGTAGCGTCATGTCCCTTGCGGAGGAGCCGTGGATGGGGGGAGGGGGTTGCTTGCGTCAGTCGAGTCTGGACTGTGTATTCATAAACCGCCCCATAAAAAAATACCCCCCTCATAGCCCTATACCAGCCTAGGTTCCTGTATTCCTTAAGGAGTTGTATTCGGTTCCTGTACTCCTTAAGGAGTGTTGTTAAGGTTTTCTTTGTCCCTAGGGATACCTTATTTCTTTTGCCCTACGGGCAAGAAACTCTTTAAGGCTTGGACTCCTTAAGGAGTATGCTTTGAGTCTAATGAACTATAAGATTGACAGTCAAGTTTTATTTTCATTTAATTTTTAAATGCTAGAAGAAGCTGACAATAAGGGGAAGCAAGCTTCCCCGTGCAATAAAGAGGCATTGATGCAGGAGATCCAGGGGGCCATCTGGGAAGTAGCCGACAAGAAAGAGATCGCTCAGGTGCGGAGTCTGTCTAGGCACAACCCCGAAAAGGTAGCCTCGATCCTTTATTTGTATAGTACTGGCAACAGCCAGACCAGGATTGTTAAGAAGTACGGGATAGACAGGGAGACAGTCATCAGCGTCCTGTCGGACTACACGGATCACCTAGGGAAGTTCAGGGACTTAAGCGGCAAGATTGCCGCAAAGAGTTACCTGAATCTGTCTAGCCTAGAGGAGGACCTGATTAACTCAGTGCGTAATGACCTAGAGTCAGGAGAGTTAAAGCCTACGGTCAGGGACCTAAAGGAGATTTCTATATCGGTATCCAATGCAGCTAGGCAGGCATTCACTGCTCGTGGCGAGGCCACGCAGATAACTGAGGACCGCCAGGTCATTACACAGGAGGACTACGACGAAACAATCAAGGCAGCCAAGGAAAGAATCCAGAAACTTAAACAAGCAGAAGTAGTAGAAATAGATGAAGATAACAATTGAAAAACACGGGGAAAGCGTATCGATTGACGCATTCGAAGATTGCCTAACTACATATCAAGTGGTAGAAGTGATGCACCGTATGTGCCACGCCTTGGGGTATCACTCACAAAACATAGCGGAAGCATTCTGTGAAATTGGAGAAGAAATGATAGAAACAGATGAGCACTAAAGGAAGCGGACCACGTAAGGGACACAACGCTGAGAAACAGCGCAAGAACTACGACGATATTAATTGGAGTAAGAAACCTACTGCACCCAGGACGGAGCAGCCTAGATCTAAAGACAAGTAATATGATCCTTGATAATAAAATACTAACAGAAGAAGAAGCAAGGGAAGTATCCGACACGGTTTTATCCATGCGGGATAACTTTACGAAACGTGGTATATTTGATACGCTTGGAGCATCCGTCTACTTAGATGACCTAATGGACTACGTAGTTTTATCAGATAAGATGAACCCTTTGTTATATAGTAATTTTAAAGCACTGTATGAAAAGCTAATCGAAGAAATTACTTCGATGATACACGTACCAGTTAAGTTGCATCCATATGGGGCACTTCCTGGCTTTCATATCTTTGGTGACGATTCAAATGGGCACCAGGGGCATAAGCACATTGATCAACCATATCAAAGAATACTATGGCCCGAACCATTTCATATGCCATTTTCGTTTACCCTAGCTCTTAACGTACCAGAAAAAGCTGGCTTAGAGGTATGGCAGAACTCAGCTGTAAAAGAACCTGAGTACGTTGACTACAAGGCTGGTCATATGTACTCTCACGTAGGGCACGTCATGCATCGAATTGCAGGGGTAGGTAACCCTACGGATGACAATCCAAGGATTACATTGCAGGGGCACGGGGCTATACTGAGTAATAGTCAAGAAGCTGTTATTTATTTTTAAGTAATGCCGATTCAGTTTACCTCGCATCCGATTATCCATCCTCCTACGGATGAAGAGATAGTCCTGCTTGGTGAGCAGGACCCTAAGTTGTTGGCTGCACTGCACGAGGCTCACGAAGGACGGATACAAGCAGCAGAGGAAGACCCTATACGCTACGGCTTTGACCTAGCAGGTTGGGACCGCATACGAACAGGATTAAGTACCAAGAATGAAGTACTTGCACTAGGAGGCAATCGTAGTGGCAAAACTACTGGCTGCGCCAAGATGCTTATGGAGGCCGTCACGGAAAGTATGGACGGGCATATTGTATGCTTCTCTCAGAATGCAGATACCTCTATCAAGGTCCAGCAGTCCGCCGTATGGGAGATGATGCCTAAGGAGTTCAAGCGCAAGACCAAAAGCGTAGACGGCTACATTAACTACTCTATGCAGAATGGCTTCACTGCTTCTTCGTTTATCTTCCCAGATACTAGGACCCGTGTAGACTTCAAGACATACACGCAGTACAGTAATAATCAGACTATCCTTGAGGGCTTTGAGTTCGGGTTTAAGAAACCAATAGGGTTGAATATCGGCGCTTGGCTTGACGAATATCTAGGTGACGCTGCACTGGTCAACACCCTGCGATTCCGTTTAGCTACCCGTGACTCCAAGATGCTTATCGGCTTTACGCCGATTGACGGGTATACACCTTTTATATCTGAATACCTTAAGAACGCTGAAACGTTAAAGACCCGACCCGCTGCGTTACTAAAGAACAAGGCAGTACCAGTTGAGCAATACAGCCCTGGCAGAGATGCAAGAGTTGTGTACCTGCACTCAGACGAGAATCCATTTGGGGGTTACGAGCGTATCGCCAAGGACCTAGTCAACCAGCCTGAGTCAGAGATAATGGTACGTGCCTACGGCGTACCAGTTAAATCAGCAAATGCTTTGCTTCCTTACTTCAATACAGAAGTAAATGTACTTAAGGAAGAACCAAACAAGTACAAGATGAAGTTCCCCGACATTTCGGATAAGTCAGAGTTCACCTGCTATCAGGTGGTTGACCCTGCTGGTGCTAGGAACTACACGGCTATCTGGGCAGGAGTAAACGAGCTAGGGGAAGTATACATCCGAAAGGAATGGCCAGACCGTGGGACCTACGGAGAATGGGCGATATTTGGTGACCCCAAGTGGAGATATGGCCCTGCATCTAAGAAGGTAGGACTTAACGTAGAGGGATACTGCGAGCTATTTAAAGAGATCGAAGAGGACCTAGGCATTGAAGTAACCGAGCGCATTGGTGACTCTAGGTTCTTTGCAAAGGAGAATGAAAACAATGATGACCTATTTACTTCCTTCTATGACTTTGGTCTAAGCTTTATTCCGTCAAGCGGGGTAATGGAGGAGCAGGGCATTACTGCCCTCGATGATTGGTTTAACTATAACCCAAATGCAGGAGTAGACCTATCGAACCGACCGCTGTGCTACATACACGAGGACTGCGGAAACCTAATCGACAGCCTGATTAACTATAACTCTCAGGGTAAATCAGACGAAGCACTAAAGGATTTCTTTGACGTGATCCGATACCTGCGGATGTCCAACGGTGGAGAAGGTCCAGACTTTATGACTGACTCCTCTATGCAAGCAACCAGAACAAATAAAGGAGGATACTAATATGCCTAAGAAAAGATTAACAATAATTGCGAAAGAAAATAACCTAGAACTAGAATACCTTTCAGGGCTAGTAGAAAGTAAACTACCAGAGGACACTGTCACTGGAGTTGGTAAGGGCAGATGGATCAACGAAGAGGGACAGGCAATGCTTGAAAAAGCAATTGACATTCCTGAGCTTACGCCCAAGATCCTTCGTGGAGTCGTGCATTCCAAGGCTCCAAACAGAAGTTACCTGTATGTCTACATTAAGGAAA